TAATCATGTCATTAAAATCTATTAAATTATATTCTTTCTTGTATCTTATTAATTCGTTTGCAATAATTCTAAGCGTGCTTCTCTCCAGGTCTTGTGTGTGTTCTTGTAAATCAAACTGTTGTTCTGGTGTAAGATTTCTAAGTTGTGCTAGCTGTATAATTCTTAAATACTCACTGTCAGAAGTAAACGCACTGCCCTGATCTTCTTGATAGTCTGCATATGTTACAGCAAAACCTAGTTTCTTTCCTAAATCCCTGTAATGTCTTTGCTGCATTACCTGATCTTTTTTAATTCCTAATCTTCTAAATGCTAGTGAGTGTAGTGTTCTAAAATATGGTAGGTCATCTTCTGTAAGATTAAATTTTTTAATTGCTCTGTCTCTTGCTTCGTACGCAGCTTTTTGTGTAAATGCAAAGTACCCAACTTTATCAGGATCTGTTTGTTTTAAATAGTCATCTACTTTGTTTAATAGTGTTGTAGTCTTACCTGTGCCTGGTGGTCCTAATACTATTGTTCTCATTAGTATGGTGCCTCTTCTTTTAATACTTTTTGTGTGTACTCATCTGTTTTTTTATCAAACTGTTTAACAACAAACACAGATATTCTTTCTTTACCAATACGTTTGTCATCACAGTTACATGTTTCTTTTAACATCTGTGCTGTTCTAGAATATTGTACGTCCCAACGTTTTCTAATTAAAAACTGATTGTAAAATTTATCAAATATAAAATGGTGGTAGCCATCTTTAGTTAACACACCACCACGTTTTAAATCTTTTATGTCAGACCCTATGTGTCTGTCTAAACAAAACTCTTCTAAATGATTTTGTAATTGATCTTGTGTAGTCACACCTTCTGGTGGATCTATTGGTTCGTGGTTCTTCATCAATGGATTTATTATCATGTCCCAATCTTTTGGTTTTACTGTTGGTGGTTTAAAATCTAATTGTTCCATACATGCTTCCTGGAATAAACTTTGTTGTTTTAAAAATTTTACATTCTCCAGATGTAGTCGTTCTCCATCTACGTTTAGATAGTAGTATGGTTTTTCTAATTTAATTTTTTGTAAATCTGTTAGTGCAGGAAATACTATCTCTTCACCAATACCAAACTTTCTTTCTCTACATAGTTTTTTATCACAAAGATTACACATAGGTGTATCGTTACATTTGTATCCCCATTCTTTTTTGTCATGTTGTCTCTTAATTATTTCTACTTCAGACTCACTAAGTGGTACAGTCGATGCTGTTGCATTAAACAAAGTCATTTTACTTTTCCATTCTGCTGGCCATTTCTTTTTAGCATACACACCAAAATGAAACATAGAATTGTTACGACCACCTTCTGGTATTTTATTCATAGCCATAAGTTCTATGCATGGTGGTGCATCAGAATATTCTGATTGTGGTCTTTCTATTTTTATTTTTGTAATGTCTGTCTGTTTGACTGTATTGTATATTGTATAAAATTCTTCTAATGTTGCAGCTTCTCCGTCTTCTTTAAATGCATAACGTGTTGTTTCATTACCATTAAAGTATGGTAGGTTTAAAAAATTACCTGTGTCATCTGCTGATTTTAATTGTATTTGTTTTGGAAAGACTTCTGATCCGCCGTATCCTAGTAGTGTTTTAATTTCTGTTAGCTTATCTCTCATTCTTTCTGCAGCTACCGGTTGCTCGGAGAAGAGAAAGACGTGTGCTCCTCCGCTCTTTGACCTACACACAGCCAAAGGCAGTTTAAATTGTTTTATCTTATCTATTAATTTTTTGTGATCAAACCCTGCGTATGAATCTATATCTACACATCCCCACACACATTGATTGTCTTCGTTAATTGGTATAATACCAAGACTCTGTGTACCATTTAAATGCATGGTCCACAGTTCCGTGGTCACTGGTTGACGTACTACGAACGATTGGCCTTTTAATTTGACACCATTCTCAGCTGGCGTACTTACTTTAGTACAACCATGCGCGCGCTCCAATCCTTTAAATATTTTTTCAAACATAAATTTTAATAGGCGCTTCCACTCTCGCTTCCGCGCCTACTCCTAGGATTCGATTAGTACGGTGATGCTTCTTTAGTATCTTCTGATCCGTGTTTAACCTGCACTTCATCTTTGCCGACACTTTGAGCAAAAGCTTTTGCCATTTCGTAGACACCTTTGTCTTCGACTGGTCCTGCTTTTTCTACTTCCCATCCAAACCATGTTCCTTTGTCATTAGACATCTGAACAGTAGATAGATTATAAATGTGGCTGTATGTTGGCGGTGTAAACAAACCATTTTTACCTTGTAGCTTGATACCCATCATCAATGAGTTCCATTTTCTACTAACTTTAAGTTGAGTAGATTTCATAGAAATCAAAGCTGTTGATGGACTCTTACCAAGAGTCAATACAAAATGACTTGCAGTGTTATCAAGATAATTACCATTTGGTAATCTGTCTTTGTAGTCTTTACCTCTTGTGGTTTGACTAACGATATCACTATCTGCACTGTGAATTGCAACAGGTGCACCACTGCTGGTACCTCTGTCTTGCCATTCTATATATTGTCTTTTGTAATGACAAGGTACAACACTAATTTTATCAAACAATTCGTTTGTGACAGTGTTGATTATTTTGCCGGGCTCTGCGCCATCGACATATTTACCATCTCTTTTGTTTACTTCTGGAGATAGTTGTCCCAAAATTTTTAGGAAAGGTAAGGCAAGATCTTCTTGCGCTATATTCTGAGCACCTTGGTTTGCATCAGCTTCAAACATATTGACTGCTAATGCTCCTTGTTTTTTCTCTGTTACTTGGTTCATTTTTATTTGTTCCTTTTTATTGTTGTCTTATTTCCAACGAACACGTTGAAAATTTCCGTTGGCATTGTTTTACCTGCCTCTAAACGCTCACGGACTAGCGCTTTAAGAGTCATGGGTTCAACCTTCAACTTTTGTGTCGGTTGAAACCCACGTTCCTCTGCAAGAGCAGCATAATCAGCTGCCTTGTTATCCTCGTTACGACCGAATGATACGGATATCTCATTTTTGATTATATCACCCAAGCCATTTTCACGAAGCCAGTTAAATGCTTTCTCTCTGTTTGCTACAGAAATATTTGCACTATAATTTGGTTTAACATCTACCGAAGAACCATCTGCTAGTTTGAGATGTGATAATCCCATTTCTGCCATCATGGTAGGAATTACTTCTCCTGATAATCGGTCATGTTCTTTTTTTAAATCTTTCAGATTGTTTTCACTTGTTTCTATTCTATTATTTAAACCTTCTAACATTTGTATTTGATCTGCTAGAGATTGTATACTTGCTGTTTTATCAACAAGGTCTTGTTGGTCTTTTTCAAAATCAATACTACTCATCTATTTTTCCTTTCTCGTATAAATCTATTTCAATGGAATAATATTTTCTTTCTTGTTTATCCCACTTCAATAAGTTGTATTTGCCATTTGTTATATCAGAAACTATAGAACAAGCTACACCTATAATTGCAGGATCACCTGTCAATAATAAATAATCTTTTTTTCTATAGTTAGCTAATGCTTTTCTAAGTTTAAAAATAAGTGGACCAGGTGAAAAAATTATTTGTGAAAGTTCTGGTAATAAAAATTTAAACTTTCCATAATTTGCTGCACCCATAATATTAATTTTAGGACGACCTTCTGCAGTTCCTGGAATTTCTTGAATTACATAAACTGCTGGTGCATCTTCATTTTTAATATCTTCATATCTAATTATTTTTTCTTTCATGCTTGACAATATAGGTCTGAGTTGTTATCTTGTCAAGTAGAAAGAAGAAAAATTATGAACTATAAATTTAAAACAAAACCATATGCACACCAAATGACTGCATTAGAAAAGTCATGGAACCGAGAAACTTTTGCTTATTTTATGGAAATGGGTACAGGTAAAACAAAAGTATTAATAGACAATTTAGCTATGCTTTATGACAAAGGCAAAGTTAATGGTGCCTTAATTATAGCACCAAAAGGTGTTGTAGGAACTTGGTATAATAATGAATTACCAACGCATCTACCTAATCATATAAATAATGAAACAGTGTTGTGGAAAGCAGCTATTACTAAAAAACAACAAGAAAAATTAGATACATTATTTCAACCAGGCGAAGATCTTCATATATTAATTATGAATGTAGAAGCTTTTAGTACAACTAAAGGTGTTAATTTTGCTAATAAATTTTTATCTTCTCATAGATCATTAATGGCTATTGATGAATCTACTACTATTAAAACACCAACAGCTAAAAGAACTAAAAACATCCTTAAACTTGCAGAATCCGCTATCTATAGAAGAATAATGACAGGTTCTCCTGTAACTAAAAATCCTTTAGATTTATTTACACAATGTGATTTTTTAAGTCCGTGGTTATTAGATTTTACATCTTATTATGCATTTAGAAATAGATATGCAGAAATGAAAACATTACACATGCACGGTAGACAAGTGCAAGTAGTCAATGGTTTTAAAAACTTAGGTGAACTGTCTGATAAACTTAAAGGGTTTTCTTATCGTGTATTAAAAGAAGACTGTTTAGATTTACCCGATAAAATATTTATTAAACGTGAGATACAATTAACACCAGATCAACGTAAATTATACGATCAAATGAAAAAAGAAGCTATTGCTATCTTAAAAGGAAAACAATCTACTACTGTAAATACGTTGACACAGCTTATGAGACTACAACAAATAACGTGTGGTCATTTTACTGCTGACGATGGTGCAACTCAACCAATTCCTAATAATAGAATTACAGAACTTATGGATGTTCTTGAAGAAACAGAAGGTAAAGCAATTATTTGGGCTCATTATCAATATGACATCACTGCTATTATACAGGCAGTATCTAAAAAATATGGTCCGGGGTCCATTGTCGATTATTATGGATTAACACCACAAGAAGAAAGACAGCCTAATATTAAGCGTTTTCAGGATGACCCTGAGTGTCGGTTTATTGTTGGAACGCCTTCTACGGGCGGCTATGGGATAACTTTAACAGCTGCAAACACTGTAATTTACTATTCTAACGGATATGACTTAGAAAAGCGATTACAATCAGAAGACAGAGCACACAGAATCGGCCAAAAAAAATCGGTAACTTATGTCGATTTAATGGCGGACGATACAGTGGATGAAAAAATCGTGCAAGCTCTACGCAAAAAAATAAATATAGCATCAGAAGTTTTAGGAGAAGAATTAAGGTCATGGATTTAATAGGATATATACGCGA